GTGTGACCGCCTCTGCAAGAACTGGGTGAGTTGCACCACTAGCTCCTTGAAACGGTTCTGTTCTGTTTTCATATTTGAAACCTAAAAGATCTAATCCTGTAATATATGCTTGTTCCCATTCTTTTCTTGAAGCTTTGTAATCCATATAGTTTTGTGCCATCTCGTTGCCGATTGGCTCTAAAACATCGTCAGGTAAAAGTTCTGCTAGATTATCAAAATGTGATTCTGTTCCTGGTACATTGATTGCACCTGGCTCGTAATCTAAAGTCACGCCACCGTCTTCTTCTGGTATTACTTCGATTGGTCCTTTTTCTTCTACTGGTTCCTGAACGGCAACTTCTTGAATTTCCTCTTCTGAAGGAATCTCAACTTTGTTCCTAGTGTTCGGGAGTCCTTTGTCTATTTCTGCCATATATACTCCTAGTAGTTTCTAACACGTTTTATCAGACCTTGCAACCCTTGTGAGTTTGGTCCTGATTCTGGTGGTGGGCCTTGATCTACACCAGCTAATTTAGCAATACCACCACCTGCTAGATTAGCAACTCCACCTGCATCTGCTATATTTTGAGTTGCTAGTTGTTGTTGATAAAAATCTCTTATATTATCAAAACCAGTTAAAGGTTTACTTGATGTGTCTGCTGGAAAATTTCTTGGTGTGTAAGTATAGTCATAATCTTTTGGATCTATATTAGATTCTTTTAAAATATTTAAAATGTCTTTATCAGAATATTGTGGGTATAAATTTTTCATTTCAGTCATAGCTCTAACTCTTCTGCCCTCATCTGCTATTGTGCTTTGTGGAACAGACAAAACTCCAAAGTCAGCTTGTTGTTGTCCTGATTGTCCTTGCAAATATTCTTGCGCAACTCTTGATGCATCTTTAAATGCTTCACTGGATATTATATCTGCGGACTGATTAACAAGTCTGCCTTGTTCTCTTGCATCTGCTGCTGCCGGTAAATATTGTTCCATTCTTCCTCTAGCTTTTCCAAGATCTCTTTCTTCAATAGCTTTATTAAAATCTGATATTTGATCTTGTGCTGCGAACCCTGATCTTAAAATATTTTTATCAGCTGTGCTTTCTAACATATCTTCTCTTTCCATTTTTAATGGATCAAGTTCACCTCTGTATTTTCTAGGATCAAGATAGGATAAATAACTTTCAGCCCATGCGATGTCAGAAGGCTTACCTCCTAAAACTTTATTACCTATAACAGCACCCTCGTATACCGCTTCACCAAGAATGGCTCCTGGACCTAACAAATTTTTTAACAATGCACCTCTTGATGCTATTTTACCAACTTGCACTAATTCTTCTGCAGCTTTTTTATTTCCATTCTGCGCAGCTATTTTTTGTTCTTTTAATCCATCTTGAATACAGGTAATACTATTTGCAAAACCGATACGCCCACCTTCTGCAGCACCAACTTTACATTCGGGTAGTTTACTATAACTAGAAATTAAATTTGCTATTTTTTGTTCTTGTTTAAACATTTCTTTTTTGTTTAAATCTTTAAATGCTTTATCAATTTTTGTTCTAGCAGCTTTGTCTGTTGTTTTTAAAGTTCCTAACATTTTCTTCTCTGTTAATGTGCTTCCTTCTAACATAATTCTTCTTGCCTCATTTAAATTTTCTACACTAGATGCATTAACAATGTTTTGTCTAATACTTAAATTATCTGCAAGTTCATTTATTAAATTTTTATTTTTATCTAATAAACTTGTTGCTCCATAATCAAATATTTTAAGTTCTCCTTTTCTAGGACCAGTAGCTGTGACTCTAATTTTACCTAAACTAGATTGACCACCTGTCATGGTCTTCCATAAATTTTCTAATTCAGTTTGATTTTTTAAAAAATATTTATAGTTTTTGTTATCACCTGCAAGAAGATAATCTTTCATTCTTCTTAAATTTTGTTGTGATCTTTTATCAAAAGTAGATTTTAATTGATTAATATCTGTAATTACAGGAGTGACAGATAAAAAAGTTTTTAAATTACCATTTTTAAGAGCTCGATAAGAAGCAGCATGATCTAATGCTAATATTTTTGGATTAAGACCATTGTCTGCCATAACTTTTTTAAATTTATTAAATTCTTTTAATTTATTTAATGCTTGTTTTCTTTCAGGTGACCCTAATTTTGTTGATGCATAAACACTTTGTAAAATAGTTCTTTGATAAGAACTCTCTAACGTTGGCGACTCATAAATATTATTTCTAACTTTTTCTAAATCTTTTTCCTTAAAATCTTTTAAAAAAGTATATTGATCACCACTACCTTTAACAAGATTACGCATAAGTTTTTCTAGGTTGTATGACAATCTTCCTTCAGATATACCTAGTGTTTTAGCTAATTGTGTTTTATCAGTATTGCCTTTTAATATTGTTTTAAATAATATTTCTTGTGTTTTGGTATTTGCTCTTGCAAACACTTGATTACCTTGTGTAAAATTTTTTAATTCTTTTTTAGTAAATAAAGGACCCCTTGCAGAAGTTTTATCATATCTTTCAAATAAAGTTTTGCTTTCTTCATTACCACCTCCAGGTATTTTATCTAAACCTATCCCTTCTTGTAAATTTATTGTTGGGTTTTCTTTTGCTATTCTATTTATAACAGCTCTATTTAAATCAATTTTAGAAAAAGGATCACCTAGTGAAACTAATCGTTTGTATTCTTGTTTAAATAAATCATCGTAAGATCTATATAGTTTTAGTTTTTCTCTTTTATTTAAAGGTTCTGTTTTTAATTTAATTGACTCTATCTCTTTTGCTGTTTGAGTTTTATCACTTCTATACCCCTGCCTCGTGCCACCAAAACCTGGTTGCACTAACATACCACCGCCTGCTTTCTGTTGTCGTTCACGTTTTATAAATGCATTAATAGCTTCTATCTCTTCAACAGTTTGTGTTTTTGGTGGGATAGGTGCTTTGCTTGCAGGAAAGACATCAGGAAGATCTGGCTTTTGTTTTTTCGCCCGAGTCAGATACTTCATCATCTGTGCGTACTTTACCGGGTTCATTACTCTCCCAACATTCTAGCGATACCACCAGATGCTTTTTTAATTGATGGTGCATTATCTTTTGTTTCTTCTATAATTTCTTTTCTAATGAATTCTGACATATTATCAGCGTCTCCCTCTGTACCATCCATATCAAATTCTACTTTGTATTCATCATACTCATCTGGCGGTGTCCCTTTTGTAGTTTCATCACCTCGTCCTTTTCTATACTCCATAACAGATCTATCATTTATAGTGTCATAATTTTTGTCACCATAAGTTCCAATACCTGTTTTATCTTTTGTAATTTTCATATCACCAGTTGAAAGATCTTCAATCAATTCATAGTCGTCACCATTTTTACCTGTGTATCTATGAATCTCTACTCTGTCTTGATATGTGACTTTATCAGATTTTCCAAATTTTTTAATAGTCTCTGCTAACTCAAAAAAATATGCTGGTGGTGTAGATTTACTTACAACAGGGGCAGCTTTTACAGCCTTACTTGCAACCTTTGCAGGTTTTAAAAATTTACCAATAATAGGCAGTGATGCTAGACCACCAAGAAGTTTTAAAAAACTTCTTCTGTTCATGCCAGAGCCTTCTTTTAAACCAATACGTCCGCCATCAGCAAAAGATGTTTTAATAATGAATTGCATGTTTTCAAGATCTTTATCTGTTCTAATTTCAAACTTATCACCTTTAGGATCTCCCATGCCTAATATAAAATTAATTGCATCATCTTTTCCTATAGTGTCTTTGAAAAGAGTATCACCTTCTGGAGTAATAACATCTACTTTAACTTTACCTTTGTCTATTGAAGCACCACCAAAAAATTTATCTCCTTCAAGTAAACCAGTAATTCCATAATCTATATCTCTTTCAGAAATTTTTATGCCAGGGCCAACTTCTTGTTCAACCTGACTACCTCTTGCTCTTGGAAAAAGTTTTATTTCTGGTCCATCTTTATAACCAATACGTCCACCATCTGCTCTCATCTCTTGTCTATTTAACATTTGTATAAGTTCATCAACACTCTCATTACCTTTTAATCTCTTACCTAAAAATAATTCTGCTGCTTTGTAATTTATTCCACCATCTGTTGTTTTGATTGTTTTAATTAACTCTGCTGCTTTTAATCCTGCAGGCATGTCGGCAAAATTTTCATACATACCATAACTACCAGGGCCACCTGTGTCTCTAGTTCTAATAAATTTTGCAAGATCTTTCTTATCGATATTTTCTAAAAAATCTAAATCAATCGGACCTTCTCTAAATTTTCTCTCATCAAACTTTACTTTACCTCTTGGTTTAATCATGTTTTTAAAAAATTGTAAAATTCCTTTACCTGAACCTTTTGAAAATCCTGCACGTCCACCTTGTGCAAATTTATCTGAGTCGTCTAATCCGTCAAGTGCTTCACCGTAAAGATCCATCTGTTGTTTTTGATCTAAATCAGAAAAGTCTTTACCAAATTTTTTGTCCGCTAAATCGTCTGCAACAAGTTGTGCATTATATTTTCTATCTCCTTTTACAAATCCTGGTGAGGCATTGTCGACTGCGTCTGCAATTAATTTTCTATTTCTTATTCTTTCAGCAGCTTCTTTGTTTTCTTTATTCATTCTAGCTAATACTTCTGCTTCTCGCTCTTTAATAGTTTTAGGACGAGGGGTATTAACTAAATCTGAATATGGATTATCTTTTTTCATTAATTCTTCGTTTAAAGTCTGTTGGTTTATTTCTTTACCACCTATAATATCTTTAGGATCTTTTATTTCATTACCTTCTATGTCCATAACTTTTGCAGATTTTGTAGATTTGATTCCCTGTTGAACTGGTGGTCTATTTTCTATCTGATTGATAACATTCTCTACCTGATTGACATTTTTTAAATCTGCTGGATTAACACCATTACGAGCTAATCGTTCGGCTGTCATTTGTACGTTAAATTCTACTAAATCTTTTTTAGGTAAAGTTTTTACAATTCCGGTTTGACCCTTCATCATTGTTTTAATCACCCATTGTCTAATCGCTGTTAGCATTAATAATAATTCCTTTTACGTTGGTCGATTTTTTCGTCGACATAATCTTCAGGGTGTCCGATCAGACCGCCCTGCCTGAATCGCATGATTGCTTGTGTGGTTGAGTCCACAAGATCATCATGATCACCATAAGGAAACGCAGCACATTCTTCAATGACGTCGTCTGCAAATTTCTGCTCTGGAGCCCATATCATACCAGATTCAAACAAAGGTGCAACAGCATTTACACGTGCATGCTTATCATTACCTTTTGATGGGGTAAAATTAATAACAGGTATATCCATCTGTCTTAACTCGTATGTCAGTGGCAAACCCGATGCTTTAGCCTCGATTATAACAGATTCTGGCATCCAATACTTATACTGCTCTAATGCTAAACGCCGTAGTTC